CATACTACAGATTTGAATCGTGTTTTATCCAATGTAACACATACATGTCAAGAACTTTATCGTCCAGATGGTTCAACATGGATGGATTACCTTGTGAAATTCGAGGATGGTATTGAAGTTGTATTACAACCACAAAGATTTGAAAATTTGTATGTATCAGCTAATGAAAACGATGCTGGGTGTGATAGATTATATCAACTTTTATCACAATTAGGAGCTTGGAAAATTAAAGAAGGTAAAGAAATGGAGTTTCTGGAAGCTTTAGGACGCCAACCATCAGTTAGATGTATGGATCGATTTGGAACAGTATATTGGTGGGGAGCACCTTTTAATAATTATAAATCATTAATACCTGATTGTCCTCAATCTAGAACGGCATTACAAACTCGTGCTAATACTGCATCAGCATCAGATGTAGTTCAAATGTATATGGGTAATATGACATGGTTTCAAAGAGTTGCTACAACTTGGGTTCTTAAATCTATAACATCAGGACCAATTATGATTTTTGCAACTATTAGATGGAATGGATTAATAACATGGGCGCCTGATCGACTCTTTTGGGGAGATCAATCACAAATTCATTGGCGTGTATTACATAATACTGTATCTATTATAAACTCTCCATTATATATTACAAATAAAGCATTTGATAATTTTAAAAAATTAAGCGATAAGTTTTCTAATAAAATAATTGTTATGATTCTTAAGTTATTAGAATATTTTGGATTAGATGTTGATGGTTTTTGGCGAACTTATTTAGAAAGACAAAGAGTAGTTATAGAAGAAGTAGTTTTAATATCCTTACTAGCTATGTTATCAATGTTATTGTATCAATTAATTATTAAATTCTTTAATCAAAATAAGCAAATTCAAGAAGCTGCTTATGAAACAACACCTAAACATATTGGAACTAAAATTACGGCAAAATTACCTTTAATTAAAAATAGATGCTCAGAAAATTCATGTATTTTAAAAAATACAAAAGATGGATATATCACTACACCAAAAGGTGAAAAACATTGGGTAAGTATCATAGAAAAGGAATGTGGATCT